TCAACGCCGGTCTTCGGGACCGCCGCGCACCCAGCCAGACTTGAGCCGAGCAGCCACGGCATCGTCATCGCTGCGAGCCACGTTCTCACGCACATGTTCCACCTCCTTGCGGGCCTGCACGGCCCTGGCCTGGAGGCGGGCCTCGGTGTCGGCGCGCTCCTGTTCGCGCCCCCGGGCCCGCCCCCTCCAATACACCCCGGCGACGGCGGCCAGGCCCGCCAGCAAGGCCGCCATCCAGCCGAGGCTACGCTTCACCCATGACTCAAGCATGTTCCAACTCCTCGGTCGCTTGCGCCGCCTGGGCATGCAGCGCGTCCCAGGTCTGGCGATGGGGTTTGCCCGGCCGCCAGGTGCGCAAGTACAACGCCCAGGCAGCATCGGCATCGCCCGTGCGCGGCAGGCGCGCCGGATCGGTCCAAAGCAGCAGCCGCGCAAACGCGGCCGCCAGCACATCGTCCAGTTCCAGGCGCGAGTACACGGACGGCGCCGTCGGCGGCACCCCGCGAACCTGGCATACCTGGCGCGCCAGCGCCGCGCTGGCCGGATGCGCCAGCACGCCGCGCACGCCGCCGCCTTGTTCAAACTGCCAGAAGCCGCGCGCCGGACCACCGATCTGCCGCCGATGCACGAAACGGCTTTCCTGCAGGCCGATCGCCAACAGCATGCAGCGCGCCTGCGGCGTGTCCATGGCGGCCGGTAGCAGGGCCAGCGCGGGCCGGATCGCGTCCCGCATCACTTGTTCAAGCGTCATGATTTCCTCCTTTCTCCGTACCCTGCCCCAAGCCCAGCGCCTTGCGCCGGATCTCGACCGCCCAATCGACCAGGTCCTGGTTCTGCAGCTTGGCCGTCAGGCGCAGATAGGCGCCCAGCACCCACCAGGCCGGCAGCCCTGCCAGCAACATGCACGGCCCCAGCACGTAGAACATGGCCAGCAGCCCGTCCTCGCCCAGGCCCGTGCGCTGGGCCAGCCAATAGGCGGACGAAACAATGTCGGGCATCCAGGCGATCATCCCGATCGCCAGCAAAGGCCCGAACAAGAACGAACTCACCACAGTACAGGCGGTGCGCGCCACGAACTCGCGCGAGCTGCGCGGCGGCATCAGCAACATGCCGATCAGCGCCGCCATGGCCGCCGGCATGCCGAACGCCAGCGCAATCTTCAACGCGGCAAACCCGCCCAACCCCGTCGATCCCGGTTCCATATCCTTGCTACTCCTCTGACCACCCCGCATCCCTGTCTCCCGCCCATGGCCGGGCGCAGGGAGGCGCCGGCCATGGAAGAAAAAAACGCGATCCGGGCGAAACTCTCGCCCGCTCGCGTCGCGCGCCCGCCAATGGGGCGCCTACACTCCTGATCCCACTCTGATTTCCGAACCTGCAATGAAGCCCTGGACCCGCCGACAGCCCCGCCGCAAACCCGCGCCCACCCTGGCCGATGCGCTCGATCGCTATCTGGCCGAGGTCTCAGCCACGAAGAAGGGGCACGTATCAGAGCAGTCCATAGCCCGCATCTGGCGAGCGACCCGGCAGGCGATCCGGCCGGTGGACCGGATCCGCAGCTCGGACTTGACCGAGCTGCGCGACGAATGGCTGAAGGACCGCGCGCCGGCCACCGTCGTGCGGCGCATGGCCTTCCTGTCCCACGTCTACACGGTGATCCGCAAGGATTGGGGCTTCGACCAGCTGGCGAACCCGGTTCAATTGGTGCGCAGGCCGGCGATCGACGATGCCCGCGACCGTCGACTGTTCGACCGCATCACGCTGCGCGGCCTGTCCGAAGAGCAATGCCCGCGCCAGGAACTGGACTGGATCATCCAGGCCACCCGCTCCAGCGAGCTGCCCACCATCCTGACGGTGGCCCGGGAAACCGGCATGCGCCGCTCGGAAGTGGTCGGCATCCAGCGCGAGCACCTGGACCTGATGCATGGCGTGGTCCACCTGCCCCACACCAAGAACGGCCGCGCGCGCGACGTGCCGCTGACCCCGCTAGCGCGCGAGGCGCTACGCCGCTGGGTCACCGGCAAGCCGATGCGCGGGCGCATCTTCGCGATGCGTCCGGGCTCCGTCACGCGCGCCTTCATCCGCGCGCGACGCCGCGCCCGCCTGCGCTACGAAGCGCTGTGCCGTCATCACGGACGGCGTCCCAACACGGCCTATTTCCGCGATCTGCGCTTTCACGATCTGCGGCACGAAGGCACCTCACAGCTGGCCACGGTGTTCCAGATCCACGAGCTGGCCAAGGTCAACGGCAACGTCGACACCCGCATGCTGCTGCGCTACTACCATCCGCATGGACGCGAGCTGGCGCAGAAGCTGGCGCGCAGTCCGCTGGGCAAGCGCCAGCTGGAACAGCTGCGCCGCGAACGACTCGAAGGGCTGGACGCTCTTCCGCTCGCCGCCTAGCGCGCAGATCCAGCGCCCGGTGCAGGGCCGCCGAAGAGACAGCACTGCCGGACTATCGTCAGACGCCCGCGCCCTCGGCCGGACGCTGCGGCGCCGTATCACTCAGCCAGGCGGGCAACGGTCCCCAGCCGGGATAGCGCAGGTCGTCAACACCGCCGCGCAGCTTGATCTTGCTGCCGATCGCATAGGACTCCCCCGTTTCCGCCACCCATAGCGGCGTGGCGCGATGGTCTTCGACCATCTGCCAGCCATTGCCCGTCCAGCGCGGCCAACGGCCGCTGCCGCCTGCGGGCGGCGCATCGGGATAGGCGCCAAAGGGCACGTTGTAGGCGCCGGGCGACAGGGGCAGATCATTGGCGACGGTCTCATAGAGGAACAGGCCGTCGTCGTCGGTTTGAAATACGGATTTGTGCATAGTTTTTCCTTTAAATGGGGTTTGCACTGCAAATGCGAGGGGATTAGCCAGTAAGCAGTTGGACGCCATCCAGCGCGCAACAGGAACGCTGATCGACCTAGCCGCTGGCACCAGCGGCATGGTCGATGGTGTCTTTGCCAAAACACGCGATACGGGGCTGATCTACGCAGCTTCGACCGGCGGTGTGGCTCCTCTGAGGTTTATAGATGCCGTGTTCGCACTTTCGGCAGGAACACGTACTTCATCTGAGACTAGGGCAATGAACACTGCCTATTACCCTCGAGTCCACATGTGACGTCCACTTCACTGCAAATGCGCGCGCGCTGGCTTCGCAGCAACTCCAGCAGCTCCAGAGCCACCACCACGCCAGCCTCGCGGTCGGTGTGGGCTCTGGATCTTTGAGCGCTGGCCAGAGTTCTTATGCGCTGTACGGCGCAGGTGTTACCGGCCAGGCCGGCGGAGCCGAGACGCGGCCGGTAAACGCCGCATACCACCCTCGGATCCATGCTTGACGACTGCCTCACTGCAAATGCGAGAGTCGTTGGGAGCAAGCAGCGCGGCACCCTCATACCCTACGATCCCTTAACAAGTGACGGCGAGGGGGTGACGGCGCTGGGTTGTCCTAGCCCGAACGCACCTGCGTCGATCGGCGCCGATAGCGCCGACTTGTCTCGTTATCCGGCACTGCGCTCCACCATCGTCCCGGGCGGCTACACCTCCGTCACAATGTCGAGCATGTCTGCCATGGTTAGACCGGAAAACGTCGCTTATCACCCACGTATCCATGCCTAATTTCATACGTGGATGCGGGGGTGGTACGCCGTGTTCACCGGTCGGGTTTCGTTCCCGCCACTGTCATCAATGGTAGAGCCGGAATTGTTCCAAATGATGTTGACAGCGCTCATGACATTGCGATGGACCGCGATGGCCTCGCCTGAGCTAGTCCCGCTTTGACCTGATGTCTGGAAGCGATGTGAATGCCTCCGTAGCAAGTCACCCTGCCTGCTCGCCAGCCCCCTCGCATTTGCAGTGTCAGCGTCAGTCCCCGTATACCGCCGGAACATATTCCGCAAATCCGGCACCCGGAACGTCGTCCCGCTGACATCCGCGAAGTAATGCGCCCCACGGTTCGCGGTCCAGACCGCATCGGACACCACCAGATTATTCTCGCGCGCATAGCCCCACAGGCGCGCATAGTCGGTCTTGCTCAGCTCGCCGCCGACCGCGTCGACTTCGCTGGCCAGCGGGGTGACGGTGTGACCGTCCACCGGACGGCCGCAGAGCGGCGAGCGGTAGCCGGTGTAGTACGGGGTGGATACCCAGGTCCAGACCTCGGAGCATTCCGCCACGATGATCGGGCCGATGTCCTGCGTCGGCAGCGCGCCGATCGAGCACACGCGCGGGAAGTTGCCGGCCACGAAGGCGGTGGTGGCAAGCTTGCCGCTCTTGTCGCCGGCGGCGGGCGTGGGCGCGGTGGGCGTGCCGGTGAAGGCCGGCGAGGCGGCCAGGGCGGCCACGAACTTGGCCTGCAGCGCGGCCAGGTCGCCGTTGTCCAGCACGTCCTGGCCGCTCTTGTCGGCGATGTACTGGCCGAGCATGGCGGCCACGAAGGACGCCTGGCGCCAGACGGTATTCAGTTCTTTAGACTTGGCGGTGCCGGCCGAGAAGCCGGCATTGCGGCTGGCCAGGGCCTGATAGTCGGCGGGTGCGAGCACGTTGGCGCCGGCGGCGGTGCCGAAGGGAAGGATTTGATTGATAGCCACGGAGTGTTTTCCTTATTGAACCGGCGAATTCAACCGGCGAACAGCGATCCCCAGAGTCCGTTGTCGAACCCCGAGATGTATTGGTTCTGCACGTCAAAACCGAACAGCGGCCCCTCACCCGAAGGGAGCACGTAGTACTTGATGCGCACGCCTTCGGGTTTGAGCGGGATGTAGCCGCCGGTCAGCAGGGCCAGGAACAGCGCCGAAGGCGGCGCGCCGGCCACGCCGATGTCCACCGACATGTCGCCGTTGTCCTCGATCAGCACATGGGTGCCGCCCTGGAAGATCTGGTTCAGGATGGCGGCCGAGGTTTCCAGCGTGCCGTCCCAGTGGTTGGCGCCGATCTTGGCCCGCAGCAGCAGCCGGTAGGTGTCGTCGTCCAGCACGGTCAGGCCGTTGTCCGGATCGAAGGGCCCCTGCCAGACGCCCTGGTCCATGCCCAGCCCCTCGATGTCCAGCGCGAAGTACACGCCGGAGATCGGCGTGGCGACGCGACGTCCCAGCCCGATCCAGCGGCCCACGGTGTCCAGCTGCGCGCCGACGGCCAGGTCCAGGTCGAAGGTGTCCGGCATGCCCGCGTACAGGTCGCGCACGGCAGCCGCCGCGCCGCAGACCGCCGCCACGGTGGCGCCGAACCTGGGCCGCGGGCGGTGATAGGCGGACAGCAGCCCGAGATATTCGTCAGCATTGGCCATGTCGCTCACCCGCTCACCGTGATCTTGACCGCGTCGGGCGTGGTCGACGCCGCCTCGTTGAAGGCGAGCGCCACGTCGGGCGCGCCGTTGCCGGATGACCGGCGCAGCGCCAGGCCGGTGATCTTGAAGGTGCCACTGCCCGGCACGCCATTGGCTGCCGAGATGGCGTCGGCCCATTCCACGGACGCGCTGGCGCCGCCGCCGATGGCCACGCCATTGATGTAGTCCGCCACCGCCCGCTGCACCGCCTGGCCCGTGGCCGTGGTGTAGCCGGCCAGCGCGCGCATCTGGATCTCGGCGGACACCGGCACGCGAATGGGCCGGAAGAAGCGGATCGGATGCGCGATGCCGTAGATGTCGGTGACCACCACGCTGGTCGAGCCATGCGTGCCGGTGCCTGGCGTCTTCTTGGCGGCGATGGCGCTGGCGATCAGGCCTGCGTCGCCGCCGTCCACCACCAGCGCGATGCTGTGCGGCGGCAGGCCATTGGCATCCGCGACGGCCGTGTCGTTCTCGTAGGCGACGTGCCGCAGCACGCCCGGCACGGACGCCACCGCACCGACCGTGCCTTCCAGCACGGTGCGCGACGGCAGCGCCACCGACACGGCTTGCCGGACCCGCAGCGCCGCGTCGCTTTCGACGGGCGCGCCGGGCGTGGCGGCGGCCGGGTTGGTCACGGACTGCCAGCCCAGCGTGGGCGTGCCGATGCGCGTGATGGAGCCCGGCGCGGCGGCCACGGCGCCGACCTTGCGGCACAGCGCGGTGACCGTAATCTCGCCGGCCGGCGGGATGGTGACGCTGGCCGGCAGCTCCCACTGCACGCGATCGCCGTCCAGCGCCACGCCGCCGGAGATGGTGGTGCCGCCCTGCCCCACGATGCGCAGATCGACCGACGAGCGCGTGGCCACGCCGCGCGCCAGGCCGTTGATCTTGACGTTGCTGGACAGCGCGGCGCCCGAGGCCGTGGCCGGCGAGAAGGCGTTGTAGACCTGGACGGCCGCGGTGTTGGCGTCGTGGATCGCCATCGCGAACACGGCCAGCAGCTGGCCGTCCTGGCTATCGGCCTCCAGGTAGGTGTCCGCGCCGTAGATGTTGCGGTACTGGTCCTTGAAGTACTGCAGCACTTCGCCGTAGCTCGGTGCGCGTATGCCCGCGGCGTCGATCACCGGAGCGGTAGAGAGTATCGTCATAGAGCCGCCTGCACGATGGCCAAGCCATAAAGGGTTGTAAGGGTTGCCGTGACGCTCAGGCCGCGGCTTTGCGGATCGAGGCGGCTGGCGTAGTCGCTGATGCCGGTCACGCCGGGCGTGCCCAGCATGCGCTGGCGGATGGCCCAGTCGTAGCTGGCGCGGGGCTGCTTGCCCAGCACCTCGCCCTGCCAGGGCATGCCCTCGGTCGAGTCCAGGAACCACTCGCCGCGCAATAGCATCAGCCGCGTCTTGACGGCCTGCGCGACGGTGTCCGGAGAGTCCCGGAAAAAGTCGGCCTGCCGCGCGCCGAACGAGTAGTCCCCGTCGGCGTCGAGTTTTCGGTAACGCATAGGTGTCCTCAGTTGGGCGGCGTGGTGGCCGCGTTGGCGCCTTGCGCGGTATGGGTATGGGTGTCGTCGACCCGCTTGCCATTGGCGATGATCTGGCCGATCACGTTGAGCGCGCCGGTGATGCGCGCGGCGCTGCCCTGGCCGCCGCTGCCGACCAGGCCGGCCACGTAGCTGAGCAGCCCCTTGACCAGCACCTGATCCGAGAACTCGGACACCGGCGCCACGACCTCGAAACCGCCCGGCGCCACGATCTTCACCTTCTGGCTGGCAGGATCCAGTCGCAGAAAGGTCGAGCCGTCGTCGCTGCGCAGCTCGGTGGCGCCGGTGTTGACCGACGGCAGCACGCGCGGCTGCGAGCGCACCCCCACGAAGACGAAGCCGTCGGACAGGTCGTGCATGCGCATTTCCGCCTGGTCCTGCACGCCGCCCGACTGCCACCAGGCGTCGATGCAGCGCGAGGCGAACACCACCAGGCATTCGTCGCCGGGCTTGACCGGAAAGGTCAGCGTGCAATTGCCGCCCGACGGAAAGTAGACGGGGCAATCGAGCAGCAGCGGCAGCGGCATGTGCTGCTGGCCGCCCGAGGGCGCCGTGACGCGCGCGCGGATCGCGGGCTGCGCCGAGCACGTCATCGCCACCGGATCGAAGTCCACGATCACGGCCGGCATGGCGGTCCAGGTTTCAGCCAGCGCGCCGCGCATACCGGCGCGCAAGCTGGCTTCCGGATCGTTCAAGCTTTCAAGTCGGTTCATGAGTCATCCTGCCTGGGTCATCTGAAACGCGCGCCGCCTACTTGACGACGTTGGCGGCCTTGCCATCGCCGCCGCCGGGGCCGGCCTGCCCGAGATCGCCCGGGTACAGCGTCGCGTCGGTGGCCACGCACAGCACGTCCGTGTACCAATCGCCGCCGCGCGTGTTGCCGCGATGCTCGACCACCATCACGTAGTAGTAGCCATCGCTGCTGATCTTGCGCTGCTCGCTGCGGTCGACTTCCGCCTCGGCCTTCTTGCCGCCGTCGCGCTTGGCGCCCGCCTTGGCCTGGAAGCCGTATTCGGCGATGCGGCTGTTGTCCAGGTGGATCAGCCCGCCGACGCGGATGCTGGGATTGAGCAGCATGCGCAGCTTGATGCCGTTCTCGGCCTGCTCGGGCATGCCGACCAGGCCGGTCTCGTGCGAGATGACCGGCACCGAACCGGGCATGTAGGCAGTCTCCGGCACGACGTTGACCTTGCCGTCCTGGATGCTCCACAGCGCGTTGGCGCTGCCGCAGACATCATTCATGTAGCTGCGCGCCATGCCGGACATCACCGTGCCGCGGATCGAAGCCTTGCCGTCCAGCTCGGGCGCGTAGCCCTGCTTGACCCCATAGGGGTTCATGGCCGAGCACAGCAGCCGCAGCTTGTCGGCCTTGGTCGCGCCCTTGGGCAGGGTGGTGTTCACCACGGCGAAGTTGTAGGCCTGGTCGCCATCGGCGGCGGTCAGGTTCAGCACGGTGTCGACGCCGCCGGACTTGCCCCATTTGGCGCGCACCAGATTGCCGTGGAAGATCACGCCGTAGTTGCCTTCGTAGCCGGCCTGCAGCACCACCCGGGTGAACTCCTTCTGCACCATGCTGGCGGTTTCGGCGCTGGCGTTCATCACCTTGATGGTCGCGGTGTTGGGCGAGCTGGCGTCGTTGCGCTTGATCTCGAAGCTGAAACTCAGTTCAGACAGGTCCAGCGCCTCTTCGCCGCCCACGATCAGCGAGACCTTGCGGCCCCACTGGCGCACGCCCGCCTCGTCCGCCACCGGATCGCCGTAGGTGGTGACGGGTTCCATCATCGGTATGTCGGCCATGTCATTCAGCCGCCCAGTAGAGATGGGAACCGCGTCCCAGGTCGTTGAAGGTGGGCGCGTCGTCGGGCGATTCCGCGCCCTTGACCCACAACCCGCCTGCAAAACCCAGATGGCGATGCTGCGCCAGCAGGTCCAGCCCGGTCACCAGCGGCAGGCCCGACACCAGCGGTTTGCCCAGGTCGTCGGCCACGTCGAGGATCCAGCCGTCGCGGTATTGCAGCGTCAGCCGGTAGTCCTCTCCGCCCAGCGAGATGGCGAACACCTGCGGGATCGGCGACAGCGGGATTTCGAAGTAGTTCATGGTCGTCTCCTAGGTCGAGGCCCGCGGGCCGTCGAATGGCGCGGCCACGGGCTTGGGCGACTTCGTGCCCAGGTTCTGCCTGTCGGCCGTCTTTTCCTTCTGCTGCTGGTGCGCGTAGGGCGGCAGCGAGGTGACGCGGGTCTGCGCCACGATCACCTCGCGCAGCTTGACGGTCACGAACAGCGCGCCCGAGCTGGCCAGGTTGTGCTCGACGCCCAGGCTCTCGATGAGCATGTTCACGTAGCGCCGGCGGCTGGTGACCACCTCGATCGGCTCGCGCGCTTCCTGCAGGCTCAGCAGCTGCGAATAGATCGCGGTCGCGTAGTCGTCGGCGGCCGCCTTGCCGTTGGCCACGTCCATCGCCCTGGCGCCCAGCAGCGCCTCGTAGGAAGCGTTGCTCCAGCCGCACTTCAGCGTCACGGTCAGCGGCTGCTTGTAGGCGTGGTCGCTGATCGCCGAGTTGCCATAGGGGCCGGACTCGACCGGGTGGCTGGTGATGGACAGCGTGTCGTCGTAGGACTCGCTGGTGGTCGCCTGGATGAGGATGTCGCCGATGCGCTTGGACGACAGGCCGACCATGTCGGCCCCTTGGAAGTCGAGCTCGTTCACTCCATTGCTCCTCGCGTATTGCGAGCCAGGTCGCTGTTGACCCGGTTCTGCTCGTTGGCGACAGCGTTGCCGACGGCCAGCGGGTCGGATACGCCATGCACGTTGATGGTGGTGTTGGCGTTCACGGTTGCCGAGGTGACGCCGGGTTGCGCCGGCGGCATTCCCGGCAGGCCCAGCAGGCCGGTGCCCGCGAAACCCGGCGCATAGCCTTGCCACGGTTCGATGCTGCTCGGGTTCAACATGCGACTCAGTCGGTCGGCCGTCGGCGACGACGGATAGGGCGCGGTGCGCGCAGGTTCCGGCCCATCTGGCTTGACGTAGTACTGCATCACGCTGCCTTCAAGACCGTCCTGATCGGGATCGGCCGAACCGTCCAGGGGCAGGCCGTTGGCGCGCCGGTACTGGAGCTTCTTCAGCTCCAGCTGATCGTCTCCCAGTTCGCTCGGCATCAGCATCAGCGCTGCGCCGCCGCCGACACGGGCGCCAACCCGCGCGGCCTGGCCGGACAGTTCTCCCAGCGACGCCGACGCGCGTCCAAACCACGATGTGACCCTGGACCACAGCGACTCGGCGGTCTGCGCCACCGCCCTGCCGACGGCGCTCAGGCCATTGGCCACGAAGCTGCCCGCCTGCGTCGCGAACGTGCCTAGCCGGGCCCAGGCATTGGCGGCCATCTGACCGATGCCCGTCGCCATCGCCCTGCCCGACGACAGCAGGAAGTTGCCCATGCGGGAGAATGCCGAACGCATCGCGGCTCCAGCCCGCTCCGCCATCGGACCCAGGGCATCTTTCAACCGCGTCCACTGTTTCCCCAGGAACTCGGTCAAACCGGTTGCCTTCGACAAGGACGACAGCAGGCTGAACAGTCCCCTGATCACGCCGCCGCCACCGAGCAGCAACAGGCCGCCCAGCGCCAGCGTAAGTTGCGTGGAGAATCCGCCGGTCGCCTCGTCCAACCACTGAAACATGGAGATCAGTGGTCCCAGCCCGGACAGGATGGAGATGAAGAAATTTCCGACTTCTCCCAGGCGCGTGCCCAACAGCGTGCCGTTTTCCTTCAGCCAGGTGGCGACGTTCTGCAGGAATGGTTCAAGCTTGTCGGCCATGGTCAGGAAGGCCTGCGCGAACACACTGTCCAGCTGGCGTCCGACCTCACGAACGGAAGTCATCACGCGATGAGCGCGTTCGCCGGCGGCGTCGACCTTGCTGCCTTCCAGGCCGGCATACGCGCTGTCGGCCTGTGCCGGGAACGCGGGGTTGCGCAGCGCCTCGATCACGGAGGCGTCAAGATTGAGCTGCTTGCCCAGCTCGTTCGCCTGCTTGCCATCGAGCTTCTGCAGCACATTGCTCAGCGCTCGCGCCAGATCGGCGGTGCTGCGTTGATTGCCTTCGTCGTCATGCGTGCTGATGCCTTGGTTGCGCAGGGCTGCCGCGGCCTCGGGATCATCGCGCACGGAGCGATAGAGCGCCTGCACGCCATTGCGCATGGCTTCGGCCGACAGGCCGAATTCCTGCCCGGCCGCCTCCAGCGCGCGCAGCTCCCTGCCCGATGTGCCCGCCAGGCGCGCCGCCATGAACGCGTTTTCAAAGCGTTCGAGGCGGCTCTCGGCGAAGCTGACCACGGTATGGGCCCGGTCCACGAACGTCTGCAGCGCCTGCATCAGCTTCTCGGACCGGGACGGCTTGCCCTGGTCGCTGAGCTGGCCCAGCTGCGACATCAGCTGATCCATCTGCCCCTTGTCTATCTTGAAGGTCGCGGTTCCGCCCGCATCCACGGGCACGGAAATACTAGTCATTTTTCTCTGCCATGTAGCGGCGGTGCGCTTCCGCCTTGTTGTCTGCCCGGACCGACAAGGCGTCGTTCAGGAGCGCGATGTCGGCCAGGTCCAGCGTGCCGTCCTTGAGGGACTCGTACTTGCAGAGTCCCTCGAGGACCGGCGCCAGCAGCCAGTCCTCGCCGCCAGGCAGGCGCTTCAGCCAGCCTGTGTCGCCTCGGGGCTGCCGGTCTGGCTGGTAAGCAGCCCTTGAATAAAAGGCCCGAGGTTCTCGGTGATCACGCGCAGCGCCAGCGGCAGCATGACGGCCAGGTCGATGTCCTGGAACATCGGCACGCGCTGGCTGGCCGACCAGATGTTGGCCCAGCCGTGCTCCTGCTTGCGCTGCACCGCCTGCATGCAGGTGTCGAGCACGTACTCGGCGTCCTCGTCCTTCATCGCGGCCAGGCCATCGGCCAGGGGTTGGAGCACATCGGCCATGCCGCCCGGATCCTCGCTGATCCGCTTGCCGCCCGCCGCCAGGCGGACGAACACGGGGATCAGCGTGGGAACGATCGGGGCGATGCGGCGCGACATGTGGAACTGCTGCTTGGCGCTCAGTTTTCCGATGGAATACCGGTGGCCGTTCAGGTCGATTTCCAATGCCATGGCGCCGTGCTCAGTAAATGCCGAGGATCGTGTCGATCTTGGCCGCGTCGAAGGTCCACTTCACCGTGTCGCCGTCCTTTTTGTAGGACAGGTCCGGCTTCTTGCTGAACGCGCACGAGCGGCAGGTGGTCACGTCGCCCGTCGACGGGTTGGTGACCGTGATCAGGTTCTTGCCCCACAGGCGGCTGTCCAGCGACTGAGCGTCGTACAGGGCCTGCAGCTGCGCGTTGATCGGCGAGGTCTTCAGGTAGGTCAGCGTCACGGTGCCGCTCTTGTCGGCGCGCAGGGTGTGCATGACTTCGCCGTCGGCGCCCACGGTCATGGCGCTTTTCTCGGCCTTGGCGGCGATGGCGATGCCCTCGTCGGCCACGCCCGAGCCATACCCCAGCGAGATTGCGCCGCCGGGACCGACGAGGCTGGCGCTGATATCAGCGAACGAATAGGTAGACATCTGCTGTGCTCCTGTTTAGCGATTGACCGTGACGAGGACGTCGACGGTGTGGATGGCGCCGGCTTCCTTGGCGGCGACCTGGAACGGAACGGCCTTACGCGCCTCGCGGTCGGCTTGCGACTGCGTGGCAATGGCCGGGGCGTACACGTAGTAGCCCTTGGACAGCGGATCACCCTGCTTCAGCGCGCCGAAGCCCGCCGAGTTCCACACGCCCGGCGCCAGGTAGCCGTTATTGACCGCGGCTTCGCAGGCGGCCTCGATCACCGAGGCGATCAGCTGGTTGCCGGCGTCGGTCTGGGGCACCTTGGTGGGGCTGGTGTAGAGCAGGTTGTAGACGTCGGTCTGCACGCGGTTGCGGAACCAGATCGCGTTGTAGACCGAGTCGATGAAGATGCCGCTGGGCGTCACGCCGTACTGGATGATGGCCGTGTCGTTGTCGTAGTTGACGAACACGTTGCAGCGCTTGGCCGCCAGCGTGTCGGCCTGGCTGCTGCTCAGGGTCTCGGCGACGATGCCGGGCTCCTGCTTGTACATCAGCGTGATGGTGGTGTTGTTGGCGTTGAAGTTCACCGTCAGCATGCGGCCCAGCAGCGAGGCCACGGCGTAGGGGCTGGCGCTGGAGAACTGCACGATCGAGTACTTGTACTTCAGCGCCTTCAGGCGGCTGGCGATGTCGTCGGCGTTGGTCGGGTCCAGCACCTGCGGCGCCTGGGTCGACACGCCGTACAGGTGGCGCTGGTCGGCTTCGATCAGTTCGGCCACGGCGAGGTGCTGGGCGTCGGTCAGGCTGTCGGCGAAGGTCAGGCCCAGGAACTTGTTGGCGAAACGATCCAGGAACAGCGAGACGGCGGCCGCGGGCGTTTCGGCAACGATGCCGGCCACGGGCGCGGACGCCTTGGCGGCGCTCAGGCCCAGCATGTCCGACACGTCGGTGCCGGTGGCGGGCGCCGAGGCGTAGCCCAGCGTCGAGCTGGCGCCGGACGTGGTGGACGTGACGACGAACTGCGAGCCGTTCCATTGCACCGTGGTGCCGGCCAGCGCGGCGCCGATGATGGAGGCGACGCCGTTCAGGTTGGTCGCCGTGGAGAAGTCCAGGCCCGTGGCCGTCTTCTCGACGCCGTCGACGCTCAGCTTGAAGCCGCCGGCCTTGACGGCGGTCCAGACCGACATCTGCTTCTCGGCGGCCGACAGCACGGCGCCGCGCAGGGTGGCCGAGGTCGCGGCTTTGGCCCAGCGGCCGATGTAGAGCTGCGACGGCTGCGGCGTCTGCTGGAAGTACAGCAGCGCGGCGCGGTATTCCGGCGCCGTGATGCCGAAGTCCGCCGCGACGGCGTCGATGCCGCCATAGGAGCGCATGCGCTCGCCCGTGTCGATGACGGCGGACGAGCCCAGCAGCAGGGCGGTGTTGAGGTTGGCGCCCTGCGCCGCCAGCGGCGACATGTTGATCGTGACGTTGATCAGGCGCGATACCGGCAATCCATTAGCCATGGTGGTAGATCCCTTAATCTGCAAGGTAGTTGACGAAATCCGTCGACGACACGGACGCGGCATGCGTCGTGACTGGCGCCGACAGAAGATTCAGGACCGGATAGACGCGCTTCACTCTGCGCGCGAAGCGCAGGCTGATGTCGTACTGCCGAATCCACTGCTGATTCACTTGTTCGTGCCTGGCCTGGATGGGCCCCGCGCCGGTCACCGCCATGTCCTGCGCCTGCAGGGCTTCGCGGTTCTGCGGCACGGCCGAGCCGTCGCGCAGCTGCGCCGCGTGGCGCAGCGCGCGCGGGCCGATCATCGAGCACAGCACTTCGATGCTCTCGTGCCGAACAAGGGAATCAGTCCCCTCCCCGGCCGGATCGTGTGTCACGGCAGGAGCGGCGTCCGCGGCCTGTGACCGGATGTCCATGAGGCACCAGGTCTGGTCGGGCGCGGGCGGTTCCGCGCCGGCCGCCGGCCAGCGCGTACGAACCAGGTTGCTGGGCAGGCCGGACACGCCGGCGATATAGCCCTGGAACACGGCCTCCAGTTCGGCGTCTTCGAGGGGCGGAGACGCCTGCAGAGGCAACAGGTAGCCGCCGGTGGCGGAGTTATTCGCCATGCGCGGCTCCCGTCAGGGGACCGCTGGTGGCGGCCGGGCCAAGGCGGCGATACGCCCGCGACGCGGCCTGTGCATGCGGCTGCGGCATGATTCACTCCTGTAGCGTGACGGGCGGGACGCGCCCGGAAAGATTGGGCCGGCCCGAAGGCCGGTGGCGGGAATCCAGTTGCCTGGAGGCGGAAGGCCGGCTTTGCTGCGCGAAGAGCGCGGTGCCGCGTTGCATGTGCGTGCGGCCTGTGTGCGGCGGATTCCGGCTGTCGCCCACCGGGCTGCCGCCTCAAGCCGCTGGCTCGCGTGCCGGGGGGAGACGGGACCCGGAGCGAGCAGGAAATGGCGAGGCGGCAGGCCGCTGGACGGCGCCAAGCAAAACGCCCCGGCATTCCCTGAGCGGGAATATCCGGGGCGTAAAAAAACCCGCTTGCGCGGGTGGGTGTGCGGTTCGTCGGGCCGCTTGCGCAAGACGCAATGGCCCGGACGTATTGTCGCATCATTCGTCGCATCGGCAACGTGGCGGGTGTCGCACTCGGCGCGGCGTCGCCAGCGGTTCGCGCCACCGCGCATGGCGTGGTTCGCGGTGATCAAAGCGCGGCGGAAATGACGCCTGTCCAAGCAAGCGCAGGCCTGACACATCAAACAAAAAGCCCGCATCGGCGGGCTTTGGTTTCAGGCTTGCGGGCCGCTCGCGCAAGACGCAATGGCCCGGAGGAATTGTCGCATGATCAGTCGCAGGCGCAAGCTTGCTCGTGTCGCACCTCGCCCCAGGCGTAGGTCAGCGAATTGCGCGCGTACTCGATGCGCTGCACCTGGCCGCAATCCTGCAGCGCCTCGAGCACGCGCAGGATGGCCTGGCGCATGGCGTCGCGCTCGCGGCGCGCCAGCTCGCGGCCGCCAGAGGCGTCGCGCACCAGTTCGGCCATGCGCCACTCGCGGCCGGGAAAGGCCGACATCAGATCCAGCACTTCCTTCGCGTACTTCATTGGAAGGCCCTCCGCACCTGATCCTTCATGTGGCCGAGCGCGATCTTGTAGTAGACCGGGCTGATGTCCAGCCTGTCGCAGGCGCGCGTGATGCGCTCGCCCGCGGTCAGGCCGGCGTATTCGTGGCGGCGCGGATACTCGGCCTGCAGCACGCGCTGCTCGACGTGCGCCAGCGAGTCGTACAGCTTTTGCACCTTGCGCGCGTGGTCCATGTGCACCGGGATCGGCGCCGGCTCGTCGTCCGGGCCGGCCGGCGCGCGGTAGGCCCGTTCGGCCGAAATGCACTTGACGTTGGGATCGGGCTGCGGCCAGTCGCCCAGCCAGCACCAGCGCGACCAGTTCCACAGCTCGTCTTCGACCCAACGGGGATAACCCATATTGCGTTCCTTTTCCATGTTGCGTTCCTTCTTCATCTTGTTGTCCTTGCCGGTTTCCTGCCTGCGCCCCGCGAGCCGCGCCTAGGCGGCCTGCCTGCGGTAGCTGGGCCAGTCGAAGATCAGCATGCGCCCGCCGCCTTCGCGCAGCCGGTCGACCACGCGTTCGCCCAGGTAGTCGGTGAGCGCGTCCTTGGCCAGGTTGCTGATCACGATGGTGGGCTTGAGCTGCTCGTAGCGGCCGTTGATGATTTCGAACAGGATCATCTTCTCGGTCTCGCTGCCGAACTGGACGCCCACTTCATCCAGGATCAGCAGGTCGGGCCGGATGAAGCCGGCCACCACCTGGGCCTCGGACTGGCCGCTGTCGCGGCGGTAGGTGTCCTTGACCCGGCGGATGGCGTTGATTACCGAGGTGAAGACCGCGATGCGGCCCTGCTCCATGAGGCGATGGGCGATGCCCACGGCCAGATGGGTCTTGCCCGCGCCGACGCCGCCGCAGAACACCAGGCTGGCGCCGGACTTCGCGGCCTCGGCGCCGAAGCCGTCGGCGTAGCGGCGGGCCAGTTCCAGCGCGCGCCGCGGGCCCTCGGCGTGCGGCGCGAAGTTGTCGAGCCGCTTGTCGGCGAAGCGCGCGGGAATGGCCGCGCGGCCTAGCAGGCTGTCGGCCACCTGGCGCCGGTGCGCCGATGTGGCCGCGGCTGCCTTGCCCGCATCTTCGCGGGCGATGCGCTCGCCGTTGCAGCGCGGGCAGCCCGCCCAGCCCGCCGGCATCTTCAGGTCCAGGAAATCGCCGTGGCGTTCGCAGGTCCTGGGTTCGGTGGGAAAACTAAAACGAGCCATCGGCCGCCACCCCGGCGCGGTAGTCCTGCTGTTCGAAGCGTGCATGCGCGTTCACCCTCGTGGTTGAAGCCTGGACCTGGCGGCGTTCGAGGGACCTGTTCAGCCAGCCCACCACGAACGCGCCGATGCCGCGGCGTGTCTTGCGGTTCTGCGGTTTCGCGTCGAGCCAGGCGCGCATGCGCAGAAGCTCGGCGTCCACATTCAGTTCACGGTAGGCGGCTCTCCACTCGGCGGCCTGGGACTCGGTCACGGCGTACTCGGAGCCGTCTTTCAGCGCGAGCGCGATGACGGGAGGCGGAGCGGCCGGTCCGGCGCAAGCAGGGCTCGCCGCCGGAATGTTGTCTGGGTTGTCTGTTGGAAGGTTGTCTGTTGTTTGTCCGAATCCGGGACGATCGCTCTGTCCGGCAACGGGACGGTCTGGCGCGGTCGATTCGGACAAGGGTCCGTCTTGCGGACCCGTGCCGGTCCCGGACACGCCCGCGCGCCTGGCCGGCTGGCGCCACTGCGCCGGATCCCGGTTCAGGCCGACCACGCAGCCGTAGCGGCCGGGCCGCTTGCGGATGACGTTCAGGGCCGCCAGTTCGTTCAGCGCCGTGGTGACGTGCTGGCGCGACATCGCGCCGCACAGCGAGGCCAGCTGGGATGCGGACAAGTCGTCCTCCTGTTTGCCGTAGCCTTCGGTCTTGCGCAGTACCGCCAGCAGCACGCGCAGGGTCGTCAGCTTGAAAGGGAACGCGGTGATGGCGTCGTACAGCGAGTTCGGGATGCGGATATGGCCGGCCCGTTGCGGCTGGGACGCGGCCGCCGGATGGGGGTTCAGGGGAATCACATACCTCCTTGGTAGCGAATCGGACGCGTGGACCCGCGCCTGGGTAGCGCCGCCCCGCGCGGCGCTCGGCGCCGCTGACTGCGGTCGCCGCGAATAGCTCATTTGTAGAATCAATGGTAGCGACTCGCTACCGAAATTTCAATAGCGATTCGCTACTGTACTTTTGGGTAGCGTGTTGCTACCATCGCTACCACCATGGATATCCGCTCGATACGACTGAACAACCTCAAGTACGCGGTCCTGGAGGCCGGGGGCGTCGACCGCCTGGCCGAACGGGCCGGCGTCAGCCGCAAGTACCTGGACCAGATCCTCCAGGGCTTCCAGGGCAAGCGCGACAAGAACCCGCGCCGCGTCGGCGACGCCCTGGCCGGCAAGATCTCGCTGGGGCTGGGCCTGCACGACAGCTGGATGGACCAGCCCCACCCCGACCTCTGGCGCGCGCTGGGGGACGACGAACTGGCGGGCGAGTCCGCGGAAGTCCCGGCCGGGCGGCTGCTGTCCTTCAGCCATGCGCGGCTGGGCGGGCTGGTCCGCGACAACGTCCTGATTTCCCAATTCGATACCGGAGGCGCGATGGGCAATGGTCTGGAGCTGCGCGATCAGCCCGGCGTGATCCAGAGCTGGAACGTCAGCCCGGAATGGCTGCAAAAGAACGTCCGGGGCTTCTCGTCCCCGAAGAACCTGTGCATCGTCACGGGTTTCGGCGACTCGATGCGCCCCATGTTCAATCCCGGCGATCCCCTGATCGTGGACCGGGGCGTGCAGGCGGTCGAGTACGATGCGATCTATTTCTTCCGCGTGGGCAGCGAAGGCTTCATCAAGCGGCTGCAGCGCATCCCCACCGCCACCGGCCTGGTGGTCCGGGCCAAGTCCGAGAACACCAAGTACGACGCCTGGGACATCACCGAAGGCATGGATTTCGAGGTCTTCGGCCGCGTGCTGAAGGTCTGGCGCAGCGAGGATTTCTGA